GAGGGTTACTTTGCGGATAAAATGGAAGCACCTAAAGAAGCTATAGAAGAACAAATGGCTGAACAATTATTAAACCAAATAAAAGACATAGTAAAATGAAAAGTAACATAGAAAAGGTATACTCTAAACTACCACAGAAGAAACACAACTTGGGTAAGCATAAGGTTGAATTGTCTTTGTTAGATGACTTAAATGATAGAAAAGATAGTTGGACAAGTAAACACGATAATATCACAGAATTATTTGAACAAATAAGAAGTATAAAATCTGAATTTAATTCTATTTTTAATGATGTTTCAAGTGAATACGATAGTTTATCAGATGAATATAATGACTTATTTAATAAAGCAAGTGAATTAGGTGCTGATGATCTTGCAGACAAAGCATTTTCTAATAGATTAGATATGACTAATTATTATGGGAGTGAATGGGATAATGATATATTAAGATTTTTACAAGATTAAATAAATATAAAACCAAATATAAAATGAAAAGTAGATTAGAAAAAGTTTATAGCAAACTACCAAACCAAAAAGTAAACCTTAAAAAGCAAAAAGTTGAGTTGGGTTTAATGGATGATTTAAGAGAAAGAAAAGCCTCTGTTGATGAAGCAATAGAATTTGTAAAAACTGATACTCAAGAAATTGCTCCAGCTATTAGCAAAATAAGAATGGCACTAACAGAAATGTCAGAACATTATAATATGGCAGATGCTTTAGAAGAAGATTTTTTGTCTTTTTCAGATAAAGCTGATGAATTAGGTATTGAAATTCCACAAGAAGTAAGAGATGCAGATGCAGCAGCCGATGAATTAAGACGAGTAACAGAAGCATTAGAAAAACTAATTAATGGTCTATAAACTAAATGCAAAGAAACAACAAAAATAAAACCTTTATACCTAGTAGAACATCACCTACTGGGGGTGGTCGTGCTTGTTTATGTTGGGACACTAACAAGTATTCTATCTCTTGTTGTGATGGTTCTATGCAAGCACAAGGCATTGGAGTAATAACAAGAACAGATTGAAAATGCAAAAAGTAAATTAATAATCGTTATATAAATAGTATGGAAAAAACAAAAATGTTAAATCAAATTAGAACACTTCTAAACATCGAGGTAAGACTTGAAGAAATGAAGTTGGAAAACGGTACTGTAGTAAGTGCTGAAACATTTGAAAAAGGAAGTGAAATATTCATTGTCACAGACGATGAGAAAGTAGCAATGCCAGTAGGGGAGTATATCCTTGAAGATGGTAGATTAGTAATTGTTGAAGCAGAGGGTATGATTGCGGATGTCAGAGAAGTATCTGATGAAGTACCAGCTAAAGAAACAGAAGATCTTGAAGAAGAAACTGTTGAAACAGAAGTACCAGAAGAAGTTGCTACTGAAGTTGAAGCAATTATTGAAGCAGTAGTTGAGGTGATTGCACCAGTTATTGAAGAAGTAAAATCTGAAATTGAAGAACTTAAAAAACAATACGCTTCTTTAATGGATGACAAAGAAGAAAAAGCAGATGATAAGAAAAAAGAAGATTTATCAGCTGCAAGAAAACCAATTACAAGAAATTCACAACCAAAAACTAACAAAACTAAAGTAGAGTTTGGAAGTGGAAAATTCGCAACAACTTTAGATAGAGTATTAAATAAATTAAATAAATAAAATAAAAATGGCAAATTTAAGAAAAACAAATCTTGCAACTGCGGTAAATATCACTACAACTTATGCTGGTGAATTTGCTGGTGAGTATATTGCAGCAGCTTTACTATCTGCATCAACTATTGATGATGGTGGTATTACAGTAAAAGCAAATATTGCTTACAAAGAAGTATTAAAAAAATTAGCAACTGGTTCTTTAGTAAGTCCAGCAAGTTGTGATTTTACACCTAATTCATCTGTAACATTAACAGAAAGAATTATACAACCAGTTGAATTACAAGTTAACCTACAATTATGTAAGTATGATTTTGTAAACGATTGGGAAGCACAACAAATGGGGTATGGTTTAGGTCAGTCATTACCACCTAAATTTTCTGATTTTATGATTGCACACGTAGCAGCAGAAGTAGCACAAAATACAGAATTTTGTATTTGGCAAGGTGATACTGCAGCAGGTACTAACAATTCATTTGATGGGTTTGAAAAACTAATTGCAGCATCAGCAGCAGCAGGTGATATACCAGCAGCACAACAAGTAGCAGCAGTAGCAGGTGGTTTAGATGCAACAAACATTATTGCAGAATTATCTAAGGTAGTAGATGCTATACCAGCTTCACTTTACGGAAAAGAAGATTTATTCTTATACATTGGTTCAAAAGCAGCTAAATTCTATGTACAAGCATTGGGTGGTTTTGTAGCAGCAGGTTTAGGAGCAAATGGTGTAAACAATATGGGAACACAATGGTGGAACAACGGAAGCCTAACTGTAAATGGAGTTAAGATTTTTGTATGTCCTGGAATGTCAGACAACAAAATGTATGCAGCAACAAGAAGTAACCTATATTTTGGAACTGGATTGTTAAACGATACAAATTCTATTAAAGTATTGGATATGGCAGATTTAGATGCTTCAAACAATGTTAGAATGGTAATGCGTTTTACATCAGCAGTACAATTTGGAATTGCTGAAGATTTAGTAGAGTACGCTTAAAATTAATTAATCAATAAAATAGGGTAGGTAGGTCATCTACTTACCCTTTTTTTTTAAAAAAAATATATATATGGCTTGTTTATTAACAACTGGAAGAAAAATACCTTGCAAATCAGCGTTTGGTGGTATTAAAAGAGTATATTTTGCTGATTACGGTGGTATAACCGCAGTAACAGTAGATAGTACAACTAAAGAAGCTACATTAACTGGTAGCCCAACGTGGTTTGAATTTGATGTAAAAGGTAATTCATCTTTAGAAACTACTGTAACAAGTAGTAGAGAAAATGGAACTACATTTTATACACAAACTTTAAACTTAACACTAACTTATTTAGATGCAAAAACACAAGCAGAACTACAAACACTTGCAGTAGCAAGACCATATATTGTAGTTGAAGATTATTATGGTAATAGCTTCTTGTGTGGTTTTGAAAATGGAATGGAATGTACTGGTGGTACAGTAGTAACTGGAGCAGCAGCTGGTGATTTAAGTGGTTTCACACTTACCTTTGAGGGAATGGAAGAAACTGCACCTTACTTTTTAGATGCAGCAGTAACACCTGATGCAACACAAATAGATCCAACTGCATAGTTTTAATTTTAGTTAATAAATTAAGCATCCTTTATAGGGTGCTTTTTTTTTACAATATAATTTCTACAAATTAGGTAATTATTTACGTTATATAGTTGATGATTATATTAACCACAAGTGCAACTGCACAAACCTTATCTGTAATACCAAGAGATTACTTAACAGATTTTATTATGTCTATACGTGATGATAGTACAAACGTAGTAAAAACATATCAAATTAATGGTGCTACACAAGTAGGTAATTATTTAACATTTACAAATATATTTAACCCTATATTAGTAGAAAATCATTTTTACGATGTAACATTAGAAACAGCAAATAGTTTTTGGAATACAAATGTTAAGTTATGGGAAAACGATACAACGCTTTGGAATGTAGATGATGCAAGTGATGGAGTTATTTATAAGGATAGAATTTTCTGTACAGATCAAGATATAGACCAAAATAATAATGACTATTATAACTTAAATAAAGGGCAATATACAACCTACAATGGTTATAATAATACTTATATAGTAATATGAAAAGACAAAGAAATAGTAAAGGACAATTTACAAAAGCATCAAAGGTTTCAGAATTTGGCTTTGTTAATTTAAGTACTTACACAAGTCCAGAAATTAAAGAAGTAAACGGTGAAGATTGGATAGAATACGGTGCAGATAACAATTATTTTCAATACTTAATAGATAGATACAATGGTTCACCTACTAATAATGCTGCTATTAATGGCATTAGTCAAGCTATATATGGAAAAGGACTGAACGCAACTGATAGTAACAAAAAACCTAATGAGTACGCACAAATGATTGCATTGTTTAAAAAAGATGTAGTTAGAAAAGTGTGTTACGATTTAAAGCTAATGGGTAATGCTGCAATACAAGTAATTTATTCTAAAGACAGAAGTAAAATTGTTCAATTAGAGCATATGCCTATTGAAACATTACGTGCTGAAAAATGTAATGAAAATGGTGAAATACCAGCATACTTTTATTATGATGATTGGGCAAACATAAAACGTACTGATGAACCTTTAAGGATACCAGCTTTTGGAATGTCTAAAGAGGGTATAGAAATTTTTTATATAAAACCATATAAAAGTGGTTTCTATTATTATTCACCAGTAGATTATCAAGGTGGTTTACAATATGCAGAATTAGAAGAAGAAGTATCTAATTACCACCTTAACAATATTATGAATGGTTTAGCACCATCAATGCTAATTAATTTTAATAATGGTACACCTAACCAACAAGAACGTAAATTAATAGAAAATAAAATTGCTCAAAAGTTTAGTGGTACATCAAACGCTGGTAAGTTTATATTAGCTTTTAATGACAACAAAGAATCACAAGCAGAAATAACACCAGTACAATTAAGTGATGCACATAACCAATACCAATTTTTAAGTGAAGAATCTACACAAAAAATAATGGTAGCACATAGAATTGTATCACCTATGCTATTAGGTATAAAAGATGGTAGCGGTTTAGGTAACAATGCAGAAGAAATAAAGACTGCATCTTTACTAATGGATAACACCGTTATAAGACCGTTTCAAGAACTTTTAATTGATTGCTTTGACCAAATATTAGCATACAATGAAATTAGCTTAAACTTATACTTTACAACTTTACAACCATTAGAATTTACAGATGTAGATAAGTCAGTACAAGATGCAGATACTATTGAAGAAGAAACTGGTGTTGAAAAAAGAAGATTTAGCCTAAAACAAATTGATGGTAAACAAGCATACGAAACCAAAGAAGAAGCAATAAAGGTAGCTGAAGAAATGGGTTGTGGTGGTTATCACCAGCACGAGGTAGAGGGTGTTACATATTATATGCCTTGTGAAACACACCAAGAACTTAAAGCTCCTTGTTGGGATGGTTACGAACAATATGGTACAAAAATAAAAGATGGCAAAGAAGTACCTAATTGTGTTAAGATGGAAAAAGAACCTTTTTTATCTGATGAAATGGGTGAATCTATTTTAAAACATCTACAAGGTGAAAAAGTTGGTGATGAATGGGAATTGGTAGATGAATTAAGTACAGATGAAAACATTAGTGATGATGATTGGGCAAATATTTGTATAAAAAAGAAAAAAAGTTTATTCACAAGGCTATATGATGAAATTACATCTAAAAACAATGGTAGTGCTGAAAGCTATTTAGATTCTAAATATTATAAAATAAGATATAAATATGTTGTAGGATCAACTAAAGCAATGGAAAAAGGCAACCAGTCAAGAACGTTTTGTAAAAATATGATGCGTTTATCTGATGATGGTATTATATACCGAAAAGAAGATATTGACCAAGCAAGTTTTAGAGGTGTAAATAATGAATTTGGGCATAAAGGACAAAACTATTCTTTGTTCAAATTTAAAGGGGGTATTTATTGTAGGCATAAATGGGTTAGGGTTTTGTATAGAATGAAAGCAACAACTGAACCATCTGAAAATTTAGATGATTATAAAAGAACAAGAGCAATACCATCAAGTTATAATATTAAACCAGCTGGTACAAGAGAATCAGAAATAGCACCAATCAATATGCCTGATAGGGGTGCATACAAATAAGAAAATATGGCTACAACTTTATTTATAAATAGAACTGATTTAATCCGTAATTCAATTATGGATGGTAATGTTGATACTGATCGTTTTATTCAGTTTATTAAGATTGCACAAGAAATAGATGTGCAGCAAATAATGGGAACTAAAATGTACGATGGTTTAACTACTGCAATACCTAATATTGATTTACCAGCTAATGCAAGATGGAAAACAGTTTTAGATGATTATATAGCACCAATGTTAATATGGTATGCACAATCTAACTATATGCCATTTGCAGCGTATCAAATAAAAAATGGTGGAGTATTTAAACATACATCAGAAAACGCACAATCAGTAGATAAAAATGAAATAGATTTTTTAGTAGAAACAGCAAGAACAAACGCTGAATGGTATAGTAGAAGATTTATTGACTTTATGAGTTTTAACCAAACTACATATCCCGAATACACAAGTAACATAAATGATGATATATACCCAAGTAATGATGCAACTTTTAATGGGTGGGTATTATGATTTATAAACCGAAAAAAGCAAACATAGAAAAACTAAAAACCTTTTTAAAAAGGGTTAAAATAAAAAACAAAAAATAGTATGGCAACTTTATTTAATACTAAAATATCTGATACTTACGAGGGGTTAATAAAAACATCTGATAATGGTGTAATAGGTGCAGTAGAAAAAAACCTAACAGATGGTTTAGGCAACGCATCAACTTTAAGTATAGGTACATCATCAGCAAGTTTTACTGGAACATTAAATTTAACAAACGCAACTGTAGTTGGTTTATCAAGTGGTGCAGTTGATAGTGTAAACGGGCAAACGGGTGTTGTTGTGCTTACAACTACTAATATAAACGAGGGTACAAATTTATATTTTACAGATGCAAGAGTAGAAGCAAATAGTGCAGTTACTTTAAATACTGCAAAGGTTGGAATTACTACATCACAATCTGATGCTATTGTTTTAAATACTGCAAAAGTAGGTATTACACCAACACAAGCAAATGAAATAGCTGCTAATACATTAAAGGTTGGAATAACTACAAGCCAAGCATCAGACATTACAGCAAACAATGCAAAAGTTACATTCCCCGAAGCACCTAACGATGGGCAACAATATGCAAGACAATCACAAGGTTGGTCAGTAGTAACTGGTGGTGGTGGTGGTGCAGTTGATTCAGTTAATGGGCAAACTGGTACAGTTGTTCTTGATACTGATAATATAAATGAGGGTACAACTAATTTATACTATACCGATGCAAGAGTAAGTGCAAATAGTAGTGTAGCAGCGAATACTGCTAAAGTAGGTATTACATCACAACAAGCAACGGACATTACAACTAACAATGCTAAAGTTGGAATTACAACAAGTCAATCAAACGAAATAGCAGCTAACACTTTAAAGGTTGGCATCACACCTACACAAGCATCAGACATAACAATCAATAATGCAAAGGTAGGCATCACAACGCAACAAGCAAGTGATATAACAACGAATAATGCTAAAGTAGGCATAACTACTGCACAATCTAATGAAATAGCAGCAAACACGCTTAAAGTTGGTATTACTACTCAACAAGCAACCGATATAACAAACAACAATGCAAAAGTTGGTTATACGGATGCTTTGGTATCTGCTAATTCAGATGTAGTTGCTAATACTGCAAAGGTTGGTATAACGTCAAGTCAAGCATCAGAAATATCTGCAAACACTTTAAAAAATTCTTACCCTACTGCTGATGCAACTAAACTTGCAGGAATACAAGCAGGTGCAGAAGTAAACGATGTAGATAGCGTAAATGGTTTAACGGGTACAGTTTCTTTAGGATTGCTTGAATTAGATGATGTAGGTGCAGATGGAATAAGTGGTCAAGTATTAACAACTAATGGTAGTGGTGCTTTTACTTTTACAACTGTTAGTAGTGGTGGTGGTGGTGTTTCAAGTGTAACGGGAACTGGTTCAGTAAGTGGTTTAACATTAACAACGGGTGGTACTGCAAGTGATCCTATATTAACATTAGGTGGTACATTAAGTTTAACAAGTGCAAACGTAACAAGTGCTTTAGGCTTTACTCCATACAGTAATACAAACCCAAACAATTATATTACGGGAATTGATAGCAGTGATGTTACAACTGCTTTAGGTTTCACACCTTACAATGCTACCAATCCAGATAATTTTATTTCTACATATACAGTAACAAATTCTGATGTAATTACTGCTTTAGGTTTTACACCATATAACAACACAAACCCAAGCAATTTTACAAGTAATTTAGGGATAGTACAAAGTGTTACGGGTAATGCAGGAATTTTAGAAATTGTTAATGGTGTTTTAAATGTACCACCATCAGCAGGCGCACCAGTAGATAGTGTAAACGGTGCAACGGGGGTAGTAGTGTTAGATACAGATAATATTGCACAAGGTACAACCAATAAATATATGGTATTGGGTACAACTGCAAGTACTGCTTTAGCAGGTAATACAAGTTTATTACAACTTGGATTAACATCTACTACTGCTCTTGCTGGTAATACTACAACAATAACAACTGCACAAGCAAACGAAATAACTGCAAATACTGCAAAAGTTTCATTTGTAGATGCACCAAGTGATGGTAATGAATATGCAAGGAAAAATGCAGCTTGGGTTGTGGTTACAGATGCAGATAGTGTTACAAGTGTAAATACTCAAACGGGTGCAGTAGTACTTGATACGGGTGATATTGCAGAAAATGGTAATCTTTATTTTACCGATGCAAGAGTTGCAGCAAATTCAGCAGTTACATTAAATACTGCAAAAGTAGGTTTTACACAAGCATTAGTTTCTGCAAATACTGATGTTACAAATAACACTGCTAAAGTAGGCATCACATCAGCACAAGCAACTGATATTACAGATAATAATGCAAAGGTTTCAATGGTTATTGGTACTGCTGCAAATGAAGCAATGGCAGGTAACACAACTACTATTACACCAACCCAAGCTACTGCAATTACAGATAATAGTGCTAAAAATTCTTACCCAAGTGCAGATGCTACAAAGTTAGCAGGAATAGAAGATAATGCAGAAGTTAACGTAAAATCAAATTGGAATGAAACAGATACAAATAGTGATTCTTTTATTCAAAACAAACCAACTATACCAAGTGCTGCACCCGTAGATAGTGTTAATGGTGCAACGGGTACAGTAGTTTTGACAACTGCAAATATATCGGAAGTTACTAATTTATATTATACGGAAGCAAGAGTATCTGCAAATTCAAGTGTAGCAGATAATACTGCAAAAATATCTTTTGACAGCACAGCAAGTAATAAATTAAATGGTATTGAAGCAGGTGCGCAAGTTAATACAGTAGATAGTGTAAATAGTTTAACAGGTGCAGTAACATTAACTACAAGTAATATTGCAGAAGGAACTAATAAATATATGGTTTTAGGTACTACTGCATCAACAGCGTTGGCAGGAAATACTGCATTATTGCAATTAGGTACAACATCAACAACTGCATTAGCAGGAAATACTGATTTATTACAAATTGGTTTAACATCTACAACAGCGTTGGCAGGAAATACAACAACTATTACTGCTCAACAAGCAACAGATATTAGCGATAATAACGATAAAATATCTTTCGATGCAACCTCAAGTGGAAAATTAGCAGGTATTGAAACTGGTGCAGAAGTAAACACGATTGATAGTATTACAAGTGGTGAACCAACTGGTTCAGACCAAGTTATAAATGTAGTTAGTTTAACACAAGCAGAATATGATAATGGAAATAAAGTAGCAACAACTTTTTATATAATTACTTAATATGGCATTAAAATTAGGAACAAGCACACCAAGTAGATTATACAAGGGTACAACTGAAATAAATAGGGCGTATTTAGGTGCAAATTTAGTTTGGAATAATTGGGATTTTGAAATACAAATACAACTTACAGCTCCTAAACTTACTTTTAATTTAGTTTACAATAGTGGTGGTACATATACAGGAACTATTTATTGGGGAGATGGAAATACAAGCACGAACAGTTTTGCAAACAGGTCGCATACTTACGCTACAGGTGGAACGTATAATATTAAAATTGCAGGGCAAATAAGCGATGTTAGTTTTGTAGATACAGCAAGTGCAGTATATAAATTAATTGCATTTGGCAAAGAAACATTTAACTCAATAAGTTTTCAAAGTTGTGTAAATTTAAGTACATCAGATTTAAAAGATACTTTAAAAATAAGTGGAACAAGTTTAAATAATTTATTTTATGGATGTACAAGTATAACATCAATACCTTTTATAAATGAATGGGATGTAAGCAGCGTAACAACAATGGTGCAAACATTTAGAGGTATGACAAATTGGGATGATAGTTTAAGTAATTGGGATGTTTCAAATGTTACAGATTTTTCAGCAACTTTTGGTCAAACATCGTCTTTTAATACAACTGTAAATGCGTGGGATACAAGCAGTGCAACAAATATGACAGGAATGTTTGCGCAGTCTGCTTATAACAAATCATTATCTAATTTTGATACATCAAGTGTTACAAATATGCAGCAAATGTTTTTTGGATCAACTGCATTTAATAAAGAGTTAGATTGGGATTTTTCAAGCATTACGAATATGTCTAATTTTATGACAGGTAAAAGTGCATCAAATTATGATGCTACAAAATATGATACATTACTAAATGCTTGTTATAATGGTGGGCAAATGAATGTTACTTTAAATATGGGAAGTGTAGAATACACAAGTGCTGCATCAACGGTACGCAATAACTTAACATCATTTTTCGGTGGTAGACGTTGGACGATAACAGACGGTGGACAACAATAAATAAAAAAGATATGGCAATTATAGATTTTCCAACAGTTAAAAAATGGTTTATAGCTTACAATGATAAAAGCGAAATTATGTCTTATGGTTTAGTTACACCACAGCAAACAATGACGACAGCTTGGGATGAGTTAAGCATATATAATACAAAGGACGAATGGCTGCAGGTTTTAGTAGATGCAGGTATTGATATTTTGCCTATCTTTGATGAATAACTTTAAAAAATATTAAAATGTCAAAAATCACAAAAGAAGAATTAACATTAATTCAAGAACAAGATCAAAGAAAAAGAGCAATTTTAAATGATATGGGTTTACTGCAAACGCAAGTACATACATTAAGTCATTTATTTGCACAACTTAATCAAGAAATTGAAGATAATAAAAAAGTACTTGAAGATAAATATGGTGAAGTAAATATTGAATTATCTGATGGTAGTATTAAACCTGTAGAAGATGGAAAAAATTAGTGAACATATAAGCTATAAAGAAGCAACATATTCAAATACTGCAAATAAATTAGGTATTGAAAACGAACCTAATGATAAGCAACTTAAATGTATGCAAACAGTTGCAGAAAAAGTTTTTGAACCATTAAGGGAATGGGTGGGTTGCCCTATAAAAGTAAACAGTTTTTTTAGATCAAAAGAATTAAATACTGCAATTAAAGGAAGTGCAACAAGTAGTCATTTAAAAGGCCAAGCAATAGACATTACAAGTATGACTTGTGATAAGGATGATTGCAAATCTAATTTAGATATGTTTCACTACATAAAAGAAAATTTAGACTTTGACCAACTTATATGGGAATTTGGTTCTGAACCAAAATGGTTGCACGTTTCTTACGTATCTAAAAAGAAAAATAGAAAACAAGTTTTAGTAACTAAAAGACCTGGTAAATATTATACTTATAAATAATTAATTATGAAAGTAGGTAAATACGAATTTGATACTTTAGAAAATTTTGAAGATGCAATAGCAGATGTTGATTCTATAAAAAATAGGGTTGTTTATTTAGGTTTTATTGATGAAAAATATAGGGTAGATGTTTTATGGGATGGTGAAGAATCACACCCTACTAAATGGCTACCTTTTGCTATTGATATTGATAACGAGGGGGTACATTATTTTCACGAATACCCATATTTAGAAAACAAATTTTAAGAAGAAATGATAACAGACTTTAAAACATTACTTATAAACATAGGAGCGTTTGGTATTTCAATGACAAATATAGATATAGCATTAAAAATTATACTTGTACTTGTAACAATAGGTTATACTGTACAAAAGTGGTATTTACTTAATAAAAAGAAAAATAAGTAATGCCAAAAAAAAAGTTTAAAGATACAAGAGTAGGCAAATTCTTGGTAAAAGCTGCACCCAATATTTTAGGGGTTGCAAGTGATTTATTACCAGATGCTGGGGTACTTGGTATGGTTAAACAACTTATTTCAAATGATAGTGAATTACCAGCTAAAGACAAAGAAGAAGCATTAAAACTTATTGAACTTGATATAGTAGAAGCACAAGAAGTTAGTAAAAGATGGACTGCTGATATGGCTTCTGATAGTTATTTAAGTAAGAACACAAGACCAATGACTTTAATTTTTTTAACTGTATCTATGATACTTTTGATTGTACTTGATTCTTTAGATATTGATTTTGGTGTAAATACTGAATGGATAGAACTACTTAAAAGCCTTTTAATAACAGTTTATGTTGCTTACTTTGGATCAAGGGGTGTAGAAAAATTCAAATACATATCCCAGAAAAAATAGAATATATTCCCAAAATCATTACATTTTTATTAATTATATATTTCTTTAGATATATATTTATTTTTGTTTATATTTGTTATAGAATATATTTTGGTATTTATTTTTAGATATATTTTTATATAAAATACTAAATTATAAAAAATTCAAAGTTATTACATTTTTTTTAAAAATCAAAATAAAATATTATGGATGAAACTAAATGTTTAAAAATTAGAAAAGAACACTATATGCTATCAATAAGAGGTATTGTAGTAGGCGAATTTGAATTAAGTGAATTAAGGCATTTAATAGAAGTAATAGATAATGCCATCTAAAACAATACCTAAAAGCAAAAAAAAACCAAGTAGAAGTAAACTTGTTAAAAAACTGGATGCAGTATTTAGCCAATACATTAGGTTAAAAGATTCAGTAGGTGGTTACGCAACTTGTTTTACTTGTGGTAAAAAAGACCATTGGAAAAAATTACAGAACGGACATTTCCAAAGTAGAAAGCATTATGCTACAAGATGGGATGAACAAAATTGCCAAGTGCAATGTGCTGGGTGTAATGTGTTTCGATATGGTGAACAATTTTTATTTGCAAAGTATTTAGATGAAAGATTTTATGCTGGGTTATCTGATGAACTATACTTTAAGTCAAAACAGATCGTTAAGTTTTCAAATATAGAAATAGAAGAAATGATTTTAAAATATAAAAACTTGGTAGATAGTATGTAAAACAGTATCTTTGCTTTAGTTTGTTTTGTTATGTTTAAATTGGGTGGTAGAAATACTGCCCTTTTTTTTGTTTATTAACATAAATGTTTATACCTTTACAAATATTAATTTTAAAAACAAAACAAATGGTAAACACAAATTACAGTAATCAAACTACAAATCAACTACTTACTGAATACCAGTTTAGAGTTGAAGCCTTACAAAACAAGATAGAAGAATTAAAGGCAATTCTACAAGTAAACAATTTAATATAACATAATGGAAAGAAACAAATTAGTTGAGTTATACAAAAAGTATAATTTAGAAAAAACAGATGTATTTAAACACCAACACTATGTAATTATTACAAGGCAAGGAATTGAGAAAATACAAGCACAAGAACAAATCAAAATTAAATTTGATGTAATAAAATGTGAACCTAACTTTGCAGTTGTAAAAGCAGTAAATGAAAATATTGAAACTTTTGGATCAGCTTATAAAGGTGCAAGTTTTAAAGAGGGTAACACCAATAGTTGGTACGTAATGGAAATGGCAGAGAAACGTGCTTTATCAAGAGCAGTACTAAAATTAACTGGGTTTTATGAACTTGGTGTATTTGGAGAAGATGAAAGCGAAGATTTTAAAAAGAAATAAAATGATAAAAATAAAAGAAGAATTTAAAAGTTTAATACCACCATTAACAATGGAAGAATTTAAGCAATTAGAAGATAATTGTTTAGCAGAGGGTATAAGGGAAAAAATACTTACTTGGAATGGTTTTATTATAGATGGGCATAATAGGTTTGAAATTTCTGAACGATGGGATTTAGATTTTGAAACTGAAAGTAAACATTTTGAAAATGAAGAAGCAGTTAAAGAATGGATGATACTAAACCAATTTGGTAGGAGAAATTTAAGTGCTTATCAAAGAAGTGTTTTAGCATTAGAACTTGAAGATGTTTTTAGTAAAAAAGCAAAGGAAAATTTAAGTAAAGGTGGTAAAATTTCACAAGAGGGTTTGCAGATTTCTGCAAAGGCTGTGGATACACGTAATGAACTTTCTAAAGTTGCATCAGTTTCACACGATACAATTGCCAAAGTAAAAAAGATACAAGAAAAAGCACCAGAAGAAGTAAAAGCAAAATTAAGAACTGGTGAAGTAAGTATTAACGCTGCTTATAAAGAAATAAAGAAAGAGGAAAAAAAAGCAGAATACAAAGAAAAAGTTTTAAAAGCAAGGGTTCAAACAGATATAAACGATAACATAAAAAAAGGTGATAGTTTAGAAATATTAAAATCTTTAAAAGATGGTTGTATAGATGTTGTTTTAACTGATCCACCTTACGGTATTAATTATGTATCTAACCGTTCTATGTATGATAACGCTATTACTAAACGAGGTTTGTTAAATGATGGCAAAAATGAAGCGTTTGATTTATTGGATAAAACTTGTAAAATATTACAAAGCAAAACTGCTGATAATGCACATTTATATTTTTTTTGTAGTTGGAATGTTTTTAGTGATTTTGAAAAAATTATAAGCAAATACTTTACTATTAAAACACCTATTGTTTGGGATAAAGGAAATAAAGGAAGTGGGGATTTAGATAACGATTGGGGTAACCAAACAGAAATTATTATATATTGTGTTAAGGGCAAGAAATTAGTAAACACAAGAAGAGGTAATATTCTAAACGTATCAAGGTTACATACATCTAAAATGGTACACCCAACCCAAAAACCAATAGAATTATTAAAAGAAATATTAAAAGTATCAGTATCAGCTGGTGATTTTATAGTAGATCCTTTTATGGGTTCTGGTAGTACAATAAAAGCTGCAAACGAACTAAATTATAAAAGTCTTGGTATTGAATTAGATGATGAAATGTTTTATATTGCAAATAATTTTATAAATGGATAATGTTAGAAAATTAGAAAATAAATTTTTTGAAGAAATAGAATTTCATATTAAAAAAGCATTTCCTAATATTAATGGTAATTTAGTACCATCTACCAGCGAAGAAGATAGTAAACTTTCTTTTGATGCTAAAATTAATAATAAACAGTTTTCAATAAGAATACGCAAAAACAATTATTTAAAATATTTAGATTTAACAATAAGATCAAGAAGTAAAAAAAATGGTAGAACAGAAATTGATAAAATAAAAGATGGTTTAGCAGAAATATATTTTTATTCATATATGAGTAAAAATCAAGACTGTTTGCAAAAAGTAAGAATAGTAGATGTAAATGCAATCAGAAAATTAACTAACAAAAATAAATTTACAATAAAAAAAAATGTAGATGGAACAGAATTTAATGCGTATAAATTTTCAGATATAAAAAAAGAAAATGGGAATATTTATAAGTATGATAAAACACGAGGTATTGCGTGTATTGACAATACCAAAATTTAATATATAAATTATGAGTACATTAATTAATGGTTCAATTAGAGTAGACAAACTACCAAAAGAAAAATTTGTGAAAGGAAAAGATGGTGCAGTTTATTACAACTTTACTATTGCAGTAAATGATGAAACACGATACGGGAACAACGTAGCGTTTATGGATTCACAAACAAAAGAAGAACGAGAAGCTAAAATGCCAAAAACCTATTTAGGTAATGGCAAAGTAGTATGGGTTTCAGATGGAACTATACAAGTAGCTGAACGAGAAGAAGAAAAGGTAGCAGTACCAGTAGATGATCAAAGTGGTGATTTACCATTTTAAATTTAAAAGGGTGTTATTAATTTAATGCCCTTTTTTTTATATCTTTATAGAAAAATAATATATGACTAAACAACAACAAACTGAACACAATATGTTAATGGACTTTATAGAACACGATTGTAAAGTTGACATTAATGAAAAAATAGATTATCCACCAGTAGCATTAAGTTATGGTGAAAAACTTTTAAAATCTGAAAGTGGTGATAAATTAGTACCTATTGCTTTAGGAACTTACGGAAACTTATCAGTAGTTACTGCACCACCAAAAACTATGAAAACTTTTTTTATATCTTTATTAGCATCAGTATATTTAAGTGGATCAAATATATATGGTGGTAACTTAAAAGGGCATAAAGGTAATGGGCATCTTTTACACATAGATACAGAACAAGGATTATGGCATTGTCAAAAGGTATTTAAAAGACCATTAACAATGGATTCAAGTATAAACACAAATAACTATCATACATTTGGGTTAAGGTCAATAGATCACAAAATGCGAATAGATTTTATAGATTACTATTTAGAAAACAAAATAGATAAACCAAGTTTAATAATAATAGATGGTATTGCTGATTTATGTAGTGATGCCAATGCAATAGTAGAATCAAATGCTTTAGTACAAAAACTAATGGAGTGGAGTGCTAAATATAAATGTCATATTATAAATGTTATACACCAAAACTATGGTAGTCAAAAATTAGGTACTGGACATTTAGGAAGTTTTCTTGAAAAAAAAGCAGAAACAGTTATAGCATTAGAAGCAAATACAGTAAACAAAGATTGGGTTACGGTTAAGTGTGGTAGGTCAAGGGGTTACTCTTTTGATACATTTTCATTTGAAGTTAACGATGTAGGTTTACCTCAAATAGTAAATAATATTTATGATCCTTTAGCGTAATGGTAGAAAAAACAATGATTCTTATTGCTGAAAAGCACAAAACGTGGGTAGAAATTGTTACCAGCTTTGGTTGCCCAAAAGAAACTTCAGAAGATATTGTGCAGGAAATGTATTTAAAAATACATAAAAAACTAAATAAAGGTTTAGATATTATGTACAATGATGAAGTAAACTACTACTACATATTTAAAACTTTAAGGTCATTGTTTTACGATTTAAAACGCAAAGAAAAAAACATTACTATTATTAATATTGAAGATGTAGATATTGATAAGTCTATTTCAGATATTGATTATGATAAGGCATACGCAATAATAAAAGAAGAATTAGATAATATGTTTTGGTATGATAGGAAAGTATTTGAAATAATTAATAGTGGTGAAAGCATTGCTGAATTTAGTAGAAAATCATACATACAATATTATTCATTGTATAATACCTACAATAAGGTAAAAGACAAACTAAAAAAATTATTATGAAATTAGGAAACCTTATTTACTACATTACTAAATATACTGGTATAAAATACCTTGTTGATACTTGGCATAAATTACGTGGTACAAAATGTAATTGCAATGAACGTAGAAAAAAGTTAAACGAAATAAAAATAGACCGATGGTAAAATTTAATAAACAAGACTATGCAAAATGGGAAAACTTTAGAATGGGTACAAAGCAACACATTACTAACCAGGAATTTGAATTGGTGTGTAAACTACACGCTGAATACCACAAACACAACTACTATAAACCTTGTACTTGTAACCCAAGAACAATAAAACAATGGATAAAAGATTTAAACGTAATTTGGAATAATGGTATTAAATAAAATACACCAGCTTGAAAAAGCAATGGTAGTGCTACTAAATTTTGATGGATGGAATTTACAATGGAGTGGTGAGGGTTCAGAAAGATACGATGCTAAAGGTAAAACACCTAAAGGTTTTGATTGTGTTATAGAAATGAAATTTAGAAAAACATACTATGAAACCAAGATGCTGGAAAAAGATAAATACGATGCTTTAATGAAGTTGGATAAAGATGTAATAAAGATTTATTTTGTAAACGATTTAAAAGGTAATTATATGTATTACTTAAATACATTAGAAATGCCAAAGACCGAAAAGAAATATTGCCCAGATACTACAATGTGGACTAAAAAAAGACTGCTTAAAGATGTTTACCTACTAAAGGAAAATGATGCAGTTAGAATTAATTTGAACGAATAGTTATCAATAGTTTTGTTTATAAGTTAATTAATAGTATATTTGTTATTATTAATTTTAAAACAAAACAAATGTTACACAAAAAACGAATACAAGATTTAATTGATTTAACTAAAACAACTGATAATAGTTATTTGTTGCATCAGCTTGAACTTTTACAAATAGAAATTGAAAGGGATATGATACAAAATAAATATGATACTATTGATGAATGTTATAAAAAAATAAACAGATAATGGAACGAACTACTACACTTATGAAAATAGCATTTAGGTTATACAACAAATGCTTAACTGAATTAACAGTTGAAGAAAAAAATAATGTTATGGATATATACCAAGATTTTTATTAATGATACAAATAGCAATAGGGTTAATAGTATTAAGTTTCTTTGTACCAGCAGAACCTACTTTTTATGCTTTACGCAATAAAGGTTATGTAAAACTTGCACAAGTATTAGAAACAATAATAACTGGATTAGCAATAATATGTCAATGGTCTTGGTACTTTACATTTTTCTATATAATAATAAGCATATTCAGATGAAAGTAAGCAAAGCAGTATGGGATGGTTTAAAAGAGCAAATAGAACACTTTACAAATCAAGACAAAGAAATAACTGATATAACAATTACATATCAAGTAAGACCAGCAGAAAACAAAAACTATTTAAAACTAACAGTAAAACAATGATATTATTAGTAGATGCAGATAGTTTAATATTCGCTGCTTGTTATAAGAAACGAGAACACCCAGAGGATGAAAAGTACTATACAGATATAGAAGATGCAAGGGCAAAGTTTGATGAGCAATATATGTCAATAGTAAACCACCTTGAAGAAATGTACCAAATAGATAAGGTAATAACCTTTAGTGGATCAAAGGGCAACTTTCGAAAACTTATAACAAACGATTATAAAGCCAATAGAAAAAAACAAGAGTTACCACCATTACTAAATGAAATGCACAAATTTGTAAAAGAACATTATGATTCAGTATATGGTTATGGTATTGAAACTGATGATATGGTTGCAAGGTACTGGAAGCAATTAAGTGATGAATTAGGTAGGGATGAAGTAATGATAGTATCAATAGATAAAGACTACAAACAATTCCCAGCTTTAATATACAACTATCACTATAAGCACAAAGAAGTATTAAATATTTCAGAAGATGAAGCATTGTATAATTTCTATGAACAAATGATTGTAGGTGATACTGCTGATAATGTAAACTACTTTAAAGGTAAAGGTGTAAGATTCGCACAAAAGTATTTTGAAGATTGCCAAACAAAATACCAATACACAAAAAAGTTATACGAATTATTTAAAGAACAATATAAAGGAAAAGCAAAACAAAAATATATAGAGTGCTACAACCTTTTAAAATTAAGAACCAATTAATGGATATACAAAAACACGAAATAGAACTTAATAGAATAAAAAGCTATGTAGATAAACATAGTGGATATGATATAAGCACAAGGTCAAGGAAAGCAGAAGTAGTATTGTTTAGAACATTGTACTTTAAAATAGCAACCGATACTACCAGCTGGTCATTACAAAAAATAGGGCAAACAGTAAATAGGGATCACGCAACAGTATTACACGCAAAGAAAAAACTATATGCTGAACTGATGCAAAATAAACATCTAACAAGCCTATATGAAATATATAGAATAGAAGTATTAGGTCAACAAGTAGATACGTACTATAAAGATGTAGAACAATACAATAGACTAAAACAAAAGTATAACGATTTACTGGCTTTAAAAATACCTAACAATTTAGGTTACGAACTAACCAAAAACGAAACTGCATATAGAAACTTATCACCAGAAGATAAAAAGGTATATGATGAACGTGCAGAACTTGTAATAAAGTCTTTTGAATGGAAGCGTAAAGATGAACACAGAAAAGAAGTATATGATATAATTATTGGTGAACCAACAGTAACCGATGCAAGAGCAAGTTTAAGATGATAGATTGGGAATTAGAAATACAACTGCACTACCCGCACGATAGATTTATGTTAGGGTGGGAATTTTTACAAGCAACAGAAGAATATAATTATAGAACTATAAAACTATATTTATTTATAGTAACATTTACTTTAGACTTTTGATATGGTAACAGTTAATAGTATTAGTGGTGGTAAAACATCTGCATATTTAATGAAACACTACCCAGCAAACATAAATATATTTTCTTTA